GAATTAGAAACTGTTGATGGTGCTTTTAAATTAATTAAAAGTTGTATTGATGGTATATACGATGATGATAAAGTTTACCCAGCTAAGGATGAAACGGATAAGTCGTTAACAGAATTTTTAGATGGATTAAACAATGTGCAATTTGGTGCACTTACAGCGTTCTTTGAAAATCTACCAGTGTTAAAACATATGATAGAATTTAATTGTATTAAGTGCGATAAGAAGAACGAAATCGAGTTGAGAGGACTGCAGAGTTTTTTTACATAAGCCTCTCTCACGATAGTTTAGTAAACCATTATAAAACTAACTTCGCGATGATGCAACATCACGGATATAGGTTAAGTGAACTTGACGATATGGTACCGTGGGAACGAGAGATATATGTCGCTCTTCTACAGGAACATATTAAGGAAGAAAACGAAAGGTTGCAAAAAGAGCAACAAAAAAGGAACCGATAATGGAAGAAGAAATTAAGAAAAGTGGCCATCATCCCGCTGATGTAAATGGCGATGGATATGTTACACCAAATGAACAGGAAATGTATTTAGAATTTAAGCGTAAAGAGCTTGAAGACCAAGATGCAATGAGAGATGCTCAACGAAAGATGGCATGGTTCTCTTTAGGTGGTATGTTACTATACCCATTTGCAGTTGTATTGGCATCATTAGCAGGATTAGATGAAGCACAAAAGACTCTTGGAAGTATGGCTCCAACATATTTTGTAGCTGTTGCAGGTATTGTTGCAGCGTTCTTTGGTGCACAGGCTTACGCTAAAAAATAGGAATAAAAAATGGCAGAAGATACCGGTAAAACAGTTCCAGGATTATTAACCGAAGTTGTTAAAAAACTAGAAGCAGTTGATAAGACTCAAGACACTACTGATAAATCCATTAAGGATGAATCGGCTAAGCAACAAGCATTGTTACAAGTAGGGTTAAACATGAGTGCTGAACAAGTTTCAGCTGCCGAGGCTTTAACCGCTGCTTCTGAAAAGAGTGTACAAATTCAAGATCAAGTTAGAGATGCAGACCTGGCTAAAAAAGGTAAAGATGCAGAAAACGATAGAGAATCTGGAAATATCTTTAGCAGAATGCTTGATTACCTTGAAGGTATATTCGATAACACTATTCCTAAAGCAGAAAACATTAAATTTGATGGAATTGGCCAAGCTGCAGGTGGATTTATTGCTGCTATTGGTGGTGCACTTATTGGATTAGGCGTAGGTATCGCAGCTGGTCTATTAGGTAATGTTAAATTAATTCTTGGTGGTTTTACTAAAGTACTTAAACTTGGATTTACCAAGCTCGGTGCTTCTTTGGCCAAAGCCTTTCCTAAAACAGCCAATCTATTAAAGGGTATTAGAACTTCCATTAGGGCTGCTGCTAAAACATTTAAAAACTTCTTTAAAGATATACCTAAAGCCTTTAAGGCTGGATTTGCTGGTTTAAAAACATTTAGAACTTCAGTAGGTCAATTTGGTAAGTTAGGATTCTTTGGTAAGTTAGGTGCTCTCTTAGGTAAAGGAGTTACAGCACTTAAAGCAGTAGGTAAATTCACTGGTATTACTAAAGGATTTGCAGCTATTTCACAGGCTTTTAAATCATTTAAAGGCGCGGTCGGTGGTATTTCCAAAGGTGCTAAACTACTTGATCCTATAAAGAAATTCCTTAAGCCTATAACAGCAACATTCAAAACATTCTTTACTGCCTTTAAATCATTTGGTAGTGTTATTGGTAAACTATTCTTACCAATACAAATTATAATGGGTATTGTCGATACTGTTAAAGGTGCTATTAAAGGGTTTACAGAACAAGAAGGTGGTCTTGGTAAAAAGATCATGGCTGGTATATTCGGTGGATTCAGTGGACTACTACAAGGATTAATTGGTATGCCTTTAGATTTACTTAAAGATGGTATTGCATGGTTAATGGGTAAGTTTGGATTTGATGATAGTGCTGAAGCTCTTAAAAGCTTTTCCTTTAAAGATATGATCGGTAAACTCTTTGATAAAATTAAAGAAGCAGTATTTGGTATTATAGATTGGTTTGGAACACTATTTAGTAATCCAATGGGTGCACTTAAATCGTTGGTTAGTGGTGTAGGTAATATATTGAAAAAGTTTTATGCTAGCATACTTAGACTTATTCTACCTGACCCTAAGGGAGAAGGTGCATGGTATAATCCAATGAATCTTATTTCAAACGTTATCCCTGATAGTGTATACGAATTTGCTGGCCTTGATCCAGAGACAGGTGATAGGATTCCAGAGCCAACTGATCAAATCGAAGGAGCAGGTCCTCAGGTTATGACAGGTGAACAACTTAATGACACATCTACTGAGAACCAAACTATTAAGGAAGAGTACACTAAAGAAATAGTAGTACAACAGGTTAATAATCAATCTAATACAACTACTACTACAACCTCATTCAGTAATACTACAAGTTCTAGAAAGCGTAGAGATCTAAACCTAGCCAATCAGTAAAGCCATCCTTGGCAGTAATTCTATTCCTCTTCTGGTTTGGTTGCATCTGTGCCAGTCTTGTCTGCAACATCTTTAATAAGATTAGATGTTACATCCAATACACCTGCGGTTACACCAAAGACATCTGAACCGACACCTTTAATAACACCACCAGTACCATCGATAGTTGCATCGACAGTTGAACAAGCAGACAAAACTAATGCGAATGCAATTGCAATAAAACGCATAATATTCTCCTGTTTTCTATATTACTGGATAACCAGACACCACGGTAATACCGTCTCATACTTCTATGTTCAGTTCGTGAACAAATTTATTTATACGCATAAAAAAAGGGACCCGAAGGTCCCTAAAAATGTGGTCTGGTTATAACCAAACTTTCTTTTTATGAGTTTGCCAATTTAGCAAAATAGCTGAGTGTATCTTCATCATCAGAAGACGCTTCTGCTGTAGGTGCTTCAGTGGCTGGAGCCTCAGGTACAAACTCATTTGTTGTAACTGATGGTGCTGTTTCCATATAGGATTCAGCAGTTGCTCCGGCAGTAACTCCAAGAACTTTATTTAACTTGGCTTTTAGCTCATCGTATGTTTTATAGTTCTTAACGTCAAGGAAATCACCTAATGAATGTAACTGTCCGTATACATCCTCTAGCATTCCTTCATCTCCACCGTGTAGTGCAGCTGGTGATGCAAACTCTGACTTATCATAGTTTACCCAACCTTCTACTTTACGAATCTTAATTTTAAAATCCGCACCTTCCCAGAAATCGTATGGATTTACTGGTTGCTCATCTTCAAATTGTGGTTGCATAACATCCATAATCTTATCAAAGATTTTCTTACCAAATTTATAAAGGAATACTTTACCTTCATTCTCTGGGTTAGATGGATCAGACACGACCATAATGTTTGACACATAATGTAAACGTCTTTTTCTATCACGAGCGGTAGCTTTATCTTCATCTCGACCAGTATTCCACAGCTCTGAATTCATTTCAGATACTGGATCTTGCTGACCAACAGAAGTTAAAGAATTTTCGATATACCAGAGACCAGTAGGGCCTTTAAAGCCATGATCCCAATATCGTACCCAAGGTAAGTCCTCTCCCTCTTTCTGAGGTAGGAACCTGATAACGGCATAACCATTACCTGCTTTATCCCTTTGGGGTGCCCAAAATCTATCGTCGCCGTAACCCTTTGATTCTGACTTTGGTGATGACACAGCTTCAGCTGCTTTAACGAGTTTGTCGATTGACGAGCCTCGTGAGCTCTTTAAGTTTGCAAATGACATAATATTTCTCCGTATTGCGTTGTATTAAGGTCTAAGACCTTTTCTGTTTTATCCACGTTATTCATAATATAGATCTATTATACCATATTTCTATGGTTTTGTAAAGGACTTTCTGATTAAATTTGTACATTTACCAGAGTCGTACTTTACGAAGGGTTGATACTTGGTAACCTTTCGGAATATACCAGGCCATGAAATGGTTTCTGTTATACTCTTATTGGCACCTTGCATAAACCCAGTTAAGGAATTAAGAATAACTACCGTTTGTAACGATATCTCTTCTTGCATCCAAAGCGTTATAATCAGAGGAGGTTGATTATGCTCTTTAACGATTAATAAATCATCAAAGGTTAAACCATTGCTCTCTGAATATTCTGCAAGTGTATTTATATCAATTGAAAACACACGATGCAGTGATTCTTTTATTCTTTTATGCTCAAGGTAGTTCCTTTCACCATCGGTATTAATCATATCACCAACGTATGATACATCATTAACAAAGTTTGCAATGAGGTATTCAGTGATATCTTTACCGTAGTGTTTACCTAATTTTGCAAAGAAGAATTTGTCTCTTCGTTTAAAAAATGATTGAGGTTTAACTGAGGTTTTAAAATTATACTTTATAGCATCATAGCCATCTGTCTCAAAGTGTAATTTTAAAGACTGATATAGTTTATAAACGTCGTATGGATCATTCATTCTAGATAGGTAGTTTATTTCCCTTCTCCGCTTCAATGAGGTTTAAACCTGATGCCTCGGCCTCTAATTTGGCCTTAAGTGCATCACTTAGTAATCTCTTAATATTACTATAGTCCATTCCTCTTTCCTCTATTACATAAGTCATAGCGTCTATATAACTCATATTGTTTTTTGCGACTAACGATTCAACTGCTGTAGTGAATCGCTTTTTAGTCATTATTTTTTGTTCAAGATCTATCATTATACATTGACGTCTCCCACCTTTAACAGTATGCAGTCTGCATTAATTCTACCGTTAGGTTCTTTAATCACTGTAGTAAAAGTATCCCACACTTTCCTTGACTGAATGATTGTTTTGTTTATAATAAGAGGTAATACCTCATCTGGTTTTCTAAGTTTTGTCTGTTTACTTAGTGCGGGATTAAAATTCTTAATCGATGTACCTTTAACCTCAAATCCTTTAGGAGAGTCGGTTATATACATTGCTAAAGCTCGTGTCTTAGTGTTAAATACATACAGTATATTCTTACCTGGTATCATTACTGGATTAAGTGATGTGCACTTGTAATCGATATCAGATGGTTTATACTTAAGTTTAGCCACCTGTTGATCAGACGCCTTTGGCTTTTTGGCCCTTGGTATCTTAATAGTTTTATTGTTAGCTTTAAGTCTATCAATATCTTCAATAGTCTTTTCAAGCAAGGTAATCATTTTCTTTTTATTACCTTTACTGATATGTGAATAAGCCTCTTCAGCCTGTTCGCATGTTTTATTATATGCATCACTAATACAGTCAAGTTCAAACTGCATTTTTTCTCTAAACATCTTTATTCCTGCACCTTTAATTTTATGTGTGGATAATAAACTATATGCAGGGAATTTAATATTATCAAACTCTCCTTCCATCCATTTATCAACGACCATCTCATCAAAATCACCCATAATAGTTTGAGCGATTTTAGATTTCATTCTTTCTGCAGGTGATATAACAACTTTAGCAGGTTCAGCTTTTTGTATAGCAACTAGTTCTTTACCTTCTTTAAGAAGTTCATCTAGCTTTAATTTAATCCTATCATAAATGTTTGAGTCAGGATTGACTTTATCTAGTGGTATACCTGCGTTATGACACCTAACGTTATTGCCAATACCTTGATTAAGCTTCCAGTTTTCAACCTTTTTAAGAGCTTGAATGTCGCTCTTTGAATAACCTAATTCCTTTTCTGCGTATATTAATACTGCAGGTGCATTAGTTTTTGCATTATTGAAATAGTTAAAATAATTGGATGCTTTATGATAAGCACTCTTTAACTCTTCTGTTGATTTAAATTCTTGACCGTGATAACTAGGTGCTGTACCTAAGTACTTATCCTCTAGTGAAGGTCCTCTACGTTTTGTTTTAGCCATATTATACTCCTTATATAAACTATTATACCATACTTTTAATATAATGTACAGTGTTAGATTGATCTACCTCTGATAAGGATAAGAAATTGGCGAGGTAGATCAATCTAAATTCTCTGGTCGCTCATAGTTCTTAATACCAAGAACATAGTTTTCAGCTGCATTTGCAGCATACTCTTCAGTATGTTCAGGGTACCATTCAATACCTAGAGCGTTATCGTTAATTAGCATTCTAATTCCGAATGCGCGGTTTCCACCAACAGTTCTAAGAACTTCTGCTTTACGATTTGCAAATTTCTTTTCACCGAGGTAATAGCTTAATAGCATATACTCATGTTTCACTTGGTTGTCTCCATCATTTCTTTTAGTTTGATGTATGTTAGTACTCTAATTTCATCCCTTGTTAAATCTGGATATTTTTCTCTTAGTTCTTTACGAACTTTATGCTTTACGTCCGAGTCTTGAATTAATAAGACAGCACCTGCGCATAAGTATATGAAAAATACTACTCCTACTAATGTTAATACAGTTGATATTACTTCCATTTTATTTCCCTATGTGTTTAACGTCACCCTTTGGTATGACTTGATATGCACCTTTATTATATGCCGGTGCGATTGTGAATTTTTTACTTTCTTCGAGCTTCCAGCTTTGGTCTTCTGCCTTATAGTTTACTGGAGTTAATGGTGCAGAAGGGTAATGTTTTGTTTCCCTTACTGCTGAATTTTGTTTTGGTGTTGACCAATCAAAGTCGGCCATTGTTTTTGTTTTAGGCTTAGACATGGATTTGGTCTTACGCTTTTTGCCATTAGGTCCATATCTAAGTGAACCTGCATAAAAATTAGTTACTGCCATTACACATCTCCTGGTGCTTCATTAAGCAACTGTGCCATTGGTTTTTCTTCTGACACTACTACAAAAGTACCATCTCGGAATTCACGTGTAACCAATCCTGAGTTATATGCCTTTTCGACATATCCATCTTGCCCGAGAATGTACTCAATTTGACCTGCCCATGACTCTACAGCCATTTTACGTCTTTGGTACTCTACTGCATCAGTGTACTGTGTCATATGAACTCCTTCCTAATTCTGCCATTCTTATTAGCTCTCTTAACTTCTGATCCCAGAGTCGTTTAAACTCTGGATTTTGTGCTCTATCCCGAGCTTCTCTGAGAGCTATAACTCTCGCTATTGTTCTATTAATCCCAGTCATTTTTCATCTCATTATATACATCCATATAAGAAGATCCTGCGATATAGCTTTGAGTGTTTTCTTCGCTGTAATACATATTTTCTGGTGTATTACACTCGAAGGATGATGGTGCTTTATCACCAGCTTTCAATACTTGCCTAGTG